GAGCTAACAAGAGCAAGCGACAGACTCACAGATATATACTCACAGCTTGAAAAAGAAATCATCGGTGAAATGGCGTCATTGATTAAGGCACTCGGCGACCCTGACGACATCGACTATCTAGCGAGGGCTTATAAGGATGCAGGACTATTTCAGAGCGACGTCACAAGGCTGATAGAGAAGTATGACCCTATTGTGCAGAAAGAAATCAAAGAGAGCTTTGAGAAATACATCGAGAAATCCGTCAATGTAGATAATGAAATAATCAAGAAGGCTGGACTTACTCCGGCACTTGCAAACGAGCAAATACTTCTCACGGAATTAAACAAGACAGCTAATACGCTGCGCAATCTAACACTAACGACCGCGGCAACTTCACAGCAACAGTTTATCAATCAGGCAACACAGGCATATATCAGGGTAAGTACGGGGGCGTTTGATTACAACAGAGCATTAGTATTGTCAATTAACGATTTAGCACGGCAGGGGATTTATACCGTCGAGTATACCGGATCCGGTAAGGTTGTTAAAAGAACAATTGAGGGAGCAGTAAGAGCAAACATCATAACAGGGATAAACCAGACCGCAACAGCGATAACTGCAGATAACTGTGACAAGCTAAACATTGACCTAGTAGAAGTATCTGCACACTCAGGCGCAAGACCTACTCATGCGGAATGGCAGGGTAAGGTATATTCACGATCTGGTAAGACTGCAGGGTATCCTCCTTTCAGTATTTGCGGGCTAGGTGAAGCTGACGGAATCATGGGAGTAAACTGTAGGCATTCTTACTCTCCTTACTTAGGTGGTGAAAGAATGTACACCGATGAATATCTTAAACACCTAGACGATGAGAAATACAAATACAACGGTAAGACCTTAACGCAGTATCAGGCAGAACAGCAACAGAGAGCACTAGAGCGAAGTGTGCGGAGATACAAGCGCGAGGAATACGCAATGGGGAAGGCTGGCTTGTCAACAGCAGAGGCAAGCGCAAAGGTAAGGCAAGCGCAGGGAAGAGTTCGAGACTTTACAAAACAGACAGGATTACGACGAGACTTAGACAGAGAAAAGATTGGGATATAACGCTTGACAACTATATACTTTTAGGTATTTATATTAGTCAAGTATAACAGTGTTAGTGATAACATACATTAGTTTAGCGATAACTTAAAAGCGCAAATCCTAGCCGATAGTAACAGGCTTAAAACTACTTAAGAGGACAGAATGAAAACAGACTTTTTGGCAGGTTTGGGAATTGACGAAAAAGCAATCCCGCAGATTATGGCAGAGAACGGAAAGGACATCGAGCGAGCAAAAGAAAAGTTTGCAGACTATGATGACTTGAAAACACAGCTCAAGACAGCACAGGAAAAGATTGCTAGTTTTGGAGATGTAGAAGCGATTAAAGCAGAAGTTGAAAAATATAAGACCGAAGCAGAAACCGCAAAAGCCGAATCTGAAAAGAAAGTTAAACAGTTAGAACTGCGATGGCAGGTTAAAGAATTTACAAGCGGTAAAAAGTTTGTTAATGAATTAACCAAAGAGGCGTTAGAACAAAAACTGTTTGACGCGTTATCCGGGGAAGATGCAAAGGGTAAAAACCTTTCTGATTTATTCGGAGAGTTTACGAAAGACGTTAAAAACGTGCTGGTAGACGAAAACGCACCACAACCGCCAAAGGTACCGGACATGGCAGGAACATCTAAAACGGGTTTAACAGGTGTTGAAGCTGCCTTCCAAAAACTTAACCCGACATTAAAACTAGACTAGGAGTATACATGGCTCATTTATTACAAGACAGATTCGCGTCTTTGGTAGACGCTAAATTAAGAGACACCTTGGTACAGCGCAACGGTGCTGTATGGAATAACAGATATGAAGGCGACCCGAAAGCTGGTGCTGTAAAAATACCGGTACGTGATACCGAGGTAACAGTAGCCGCTTACAGTAAGGCAAGTGGAAAGGCGTTAACAGAGGGTGCAACATCATACATAACCGTAACAATCGACAAAGACTATGCTGTTAATGAAATCATAGATGGATACGATGCAGCAGCCGTTCCTGATAATCTTGTTGCAGACAGATTGGACTCAGCTGGTTATTCGCTTGGCGTGCAGATGAACAGCGACGGGACCGCGGTACTTGTTGCCGGTGCTACACCAATCAGTAATGCAGCAGCACTAACAGACCAAACTGTATATGCTGCGTTCGTAACAGCACGCACCGCATTATCAAATGCCAAAGTACCATTAGCAGGAAGGTTTGCTTTAGTAACACCTGAATGCTATGCGCTTATTTTGCAGAGTGCCGAGTTTATTAAAGCTTCTGCACTTGGCGACGCGGTAGTTCAGACTGGCGCACTCGGACAGATTGCAGGCTTCAATATCTTTGAAGATGCAACCCTTCCCGACACTTCGGTGTTTATCGTAGGACATCCGAATTGGTGTACACGAATAGAAGAGTGGGCAGTACCCGTAAGACTTCAATCGCTTGAAGGCTCAGGCACTTTCATTGGTGCATCTGCTGTACAGGGTAGAAAGATTTACAAGCACGCAGTTACTAAGAGTTCAACGCTTTTAATCAGACCGACAATGCTTGACCCCAAATATACAATTACCGGCGGTTCAACTGATACCGCAGAAATTGCTTCAACAGGTTCAACATCAATAAAATACCGTTTGTCTGCAGCAGCATCACCTACAGTATGGGGAGCTTGGACAGACTACTCAACAGCTATTTCCGTTGCAGCAGGCGACAAGCTTGAAGCATACGGATTGCACACAGACGGTACAAAGACAATAACCGTCTCTCACACCGTAACCACAACAGAATTATCATAAAGGAGTTGGTATGGCATATGAAAATGTAACGTATACTTTTTATACATCACTTGGACGCAGTGCCATACCTACTCAAGCGGAGTTCGACAAGTACGCACTTGAAAACAAATTGTACGTTGACACCATGCTTCCATTCATAACAGAAAGGAATGAAAACGGAATTGACAGTGCAGTTTGTTTAATGTGCGAGGTTGACTACTTAGAGGCTCAGGCTATTAACACTGCTAACCTGTCAAAGAAAAGCGAGTCACTTGACGGATATTCATATACGCTTGATACAGGCGAAAAAGAAAGAATACAAGATGCAAACTTTAAGACAACGGCAGAAAAAAAACTATACTGGCTTGGGCTATTCTGTGAAATATATGGGGGAGTCAAATGAGATACCCTATAGCATTGAATTGTTATATTGAGGCTGTATGATAAGTTCTAGTCTTATGATAGACACCGCAAAGCATTCTAGTTTTACAGGCGTTGATGAGTATAAGGAAGAAAGTTTTGGTACTGAACAGACGCTTACGAATATTAGAGTGAGAACAACAGAAGAGCTTACAAACGACAGCATGGGAAGCGTTCGGAAAAGTCTGTATACATTTTATTTTGACTTTGATGTTTCTACGCCTACGACTTACACAGTAGACAGTTTCAAAGAAGGCGATAAGATAGTATACGGAACAAAAGAGCTACGGATAAGAACCGTGATGCCTGCAAAAAGCACAGCGGTACAATTCGTTAAGTTTACGGCGGTGTAAATGAATATTGTGTTTAACGAGACAAAGGTAGCTGCAAGATTAGAAGGCGTCATTGAAAAACGGCAAAAGCTTCTTGACAGTGAGGTATTAAAGGATAGCAACTACTTCTGTCCGATTAAAGCTGGAACAATGCAGAAATCAGGAATACTTAATACAGTTCTTGGTTCAGGCGTGGTACAGTGGAAAACACCTTATGTACGTAAGCAGTACTATCTTGGAGAAAAGATTACACCGTCGCAAATAAAATACTCACACAACAAGAACGCACAGCCTAAATGGTTTGAGGCTGCAAAGGTAAGACACCTGAAAAAATGGGAGAAGATAGCAAATGGCAACTGATTATATAAGCACTATTAACGAGTACTTAAAAAGCAAAGCCTCTCTTGCCGTTACAACTATTTATCAAGATGTTTTTCCCGACACCGCAGCACTTGAAATAATTACAAAACATGAAGCTACTCCAACTAATACTACAAGGTATTTAGATGGACAGTTTATAGGAAGTTTAGCCTTTACATATTATGTTAAAAGTAAAAAGCTAAAAGACATACAGGAACAATGCCGTAAAATAATCAGCGCAATAACTGCACAAGAGGTGCAACTAGACGGCGGGTTATCAATAGACATTGCATTACAAAGTGAAGCATACTTTGTCAGCCAGTACGAAACAGGGGAGCTTGTTTACTGCGTACCTTTCAGAGTAGACTTTATAAAAGATTAAGGAGTAATAATGGCAACAGAATTTAGTTTAAACAATAGGGTGCTTGTTGAAGTAGACAGCACTCCGCTTGGATCGTCGAGGACATGGTTAAAGTTAGCAGCAGGAATTACATCTGCGGTTGACTCACACAATGACTCGACAGATGATACCGCATACTTAGACGGCGGCGGATATGGCAACTCTGACATAATCGGCAAGCAGTATACTCTTGCAATTACAGGGCATCGCATCATCGGAAACCCTGCGCAAGATTACATTATGACACTGCAGGGAGAGTTTGGAGACGACGCAAAAACATACGTTCGTTACACTAGACCAAACGGACACAGGACACAGGCGTATGTAACCGCATCGGAAATTGTAGACTCAGGCGGAGACGCTAATGCAAAAACAGACTTCTCTTGTAACTTCAAGGGATGCGGCGCACCGACTATCACACAGCCGACAAGCGCACCAGCTTTGACAGCAACAATAGCGACGGGTTCGGTTGTAGGAACAACAAAGTTTACAGCATCAGTATCTCCAGCGACAAACACCCTTGCTTACAAGCTTACACCGAGCGCAAGGACAGCAAATCTTTACGCTCACAGCGTCGGACTTATAGCTTATACATCAGGTGACAATATCGCTGCATCAGTAGGGCAGAACCTTAATATGTACGAGCTTGATGAAACAGGAAGAATTGCAAAGTTTGCAACACACGCACTTGTAACTGGAGATATCAATCCCGGTACATAATTGACAGAGGGGAGAAATCCCCTCTTGCTTTATAAGGAGACATCATGAAAAAAGAAAAAGAAGTTATTGAGACAGAAAAAGAAGAGGTGCATGAAGTACAGGAAGAAAATCCGGACGCTCTTGTTGCAATGAAAAGAAAAAGCATAACGGTGTTTAGGAAAAAATCGGAAACAGAGAAATACATTAAAGAAGGATGGGTTTTAGTATGACAACATTAAAGACAAAGAGTGAGAGATTAGAGTTCAAAAACGAAACAGGGAAAAAACTTGTAATTGAAATTAACACCGGCGATGCTGAGAAAATATCTGCATGGCTTAAAGTTATCGATACATACAAAAAAGACTTTGGCGGATCTGATTACGTCGCGGCTAAAGACGGATGCAGAAAGATTGTTTCATCTATTTTGTCAGATAAGGTATTTGACAAGATTGTGAAATTTTGCAATAACAATATTTCTTGCATTATGATTATCGTTCTTGACCTTGTAGAGAAAATTATTTCTGCACAGAAAAGCTATACTGATGAGCTTAACGCAAAAGCCGAGGTATTAAAGAACGTACTGAAATGAGACTTGACAGGAAGTTACCGGATGAGATAGCCGGTGTAAAAATACAGACAGACTTCCGGTCCATACTAAGATTGCTTTGTTCTGAGACAGACGAAGACAAGGGCAATGCGATTTTAGAAATCTTCAACGGCACGATACCGGAAAACATCGGGGAAGAGTTTAACCAGTTTATCGCAGCCGGTGAAGTGAAAGAGCAAGACGAAGACCAGCCCAAAAGTTTTGACTTCGTTAAAGACGCTGGGAGAATTTACAGTTCTTTTTATAGTGACTATGGGATAAATCTTTTTCATGAGAATTTGCATTGGTGGGAGTTCATGGAATTATTCAAAGGACTTTCAGAAAACAGCATTATGAAAAAGGTAATTGAAATACGAACGAAGAAACTTGACGATAAGATGAGCAAGGACGAAATAGCACACTGGGTGGAAATGAAAAGCTTATTTGCACTCGATGATTTTGAAGGCTATTACTCGGAGTAAGGGGGAAGCATGGCAGCAGATGGAAGCATAGTAATTGACACGAAGATAGATGACAGCGGTATCCCAAAACAACTCGGCAAAATGAAAACATCACTTGCACAGGCAGCTAAGACATTGGCTCTTCCGATTGCAATAACAGCCGGTGCTATTGCTGCGGTTGGAAAAGTTGTTAGTCTTATGGGCGATCTTAATAAAATATACATGGTGCAGGCAAGTGCGGAACGTGCATTGTCACAAGCAGCTGCAAATAATCCATACCTTACTGGGGAATCGGTCAACAACTTAAAACGATATGCAAGCGAATTACAGAAAGTAAGCAACTACGGCGATGAAGTAACTATCGGGTTGATGACACAGTTAGCAGCAGCAGGAAGAACCGAATCGGAAATACAAAGCATTATAAAAGCGTCGGCTGATTTAGCAGCGTCAGGAACAACTACCTTTGATGGTGCAGTAAAAAACCTTAACAAAACATACTCAGGATTATCCGGAGAACTCGGGGAAGTTATACCTGAATTAAAAACGCTTACTGCAGAGCAAATGAAAAACGGCGAGGCGGTTGATTTAATAGCAAAAAAATATGACGGCATGGCTGCGTCGGTTGTAGATAAAAGCGTACAAATACAAAATGCACTCGGAGACTTAAAAGAATCAATTGGAGAAATAGGAGCTTCAACAGGTTTAACGGATATTTTTCAAAACTCATTACTCGCTATTACAGAATGGTACACAAGCGGAATCAGAATGTTCAACGACTGGGTTAGTAGAATGCGAGGTACTAAAGATTACGAGGTCGATGTTTTAAAACAAACCTTGGAAGAAAGAAAAAATATTGTTGCAAAAGAAAAAGAAATCATAAAAGAGCTTTATAAGGAAATGGAGAAAGACCAAGACCCTACAACTCTTGACTACCTTGATGCAGAAATTAGCAAAAAGTGGAAACTTGTTTCTGAGCTAGAAGACGGCATCTCAATGTTATATGCAGAAATAGAGACAAAAGAAAAAGCTATTGCTTCTACTGCAACAAAAACATCAGAAGAAATAACAGAGGCAGAAAAAAAACAAATTGAAGGAAGGATTGCAGCACAG